AATACTACCGATCAAATCTACGATGTTAAAATAATGATGAGTAAGGATGTTGATATGGAAGGTCTTAATGAAAAATACGGAACAATTTCAAATGATGAATTATTAAAAGAATATAGAGAAGAATAATTATTATGGCTAACGGGGTACATAAAATAACTGAAGACTTTGAGAAATCACTATGTGATTACACCGGATCACCATATGCAATTGCGTTAGATAATATGAGTAACGCAATATTTTTAGCGTTATATTACGAAAAAAATATAAAGAAAAGTTTAACCACAGATAAAATAGACTGCCCTTCAAAGACATACCCATCAGTTCCGTGTGAAATTATTCATTCAGGATTAAAAGTTAATTTTACACCTGTTGAGGGGGACATGATTAAAGGTGCTTACCAACTATCACCAAGTAATGTATGGGATTCTGCCTTGAGGTTTACTGCTGATATGTATATTCCAAAAACACATATGTGTCTTTCATTCACAGGTCCATATAAAACATTAAAATTGAGTAAAGGTGGGGCAATTCTAACTGATGATTATCAAGCAATGTTGTGGTTCAAAAGAGCACGATTTAGTGGGAGAAGAGAATGTTCATATCATGACGATAATTTTGATATGTTAGGGTGGAACTTCTATATGATGCCTGAGTTGGCAGCAAGGGGTTTACTTATGATGAGTCAATTTTATAATTTAGATGGTTCTAAGAGACATAATCAAGATTTAGAGTTACCATACCCTGATCTATCAAAATATGACATTTATAAACAATGATAAAAGCACTAATTGGTAATGGTGGTCATGCAAGGGAAGTGATGGCTCAAATGGGGATTAAACTTTTTAGGTTTGTTGATGATCAATATATGGATAATGATACATTACCATTATCTGAATTAGATATTAATAAATATGAGGTAATGGTCGCAATTGCAGATTCAAAAGATAGATACGAGACAACCCAAAGATTACCTAATGGCACAAAGTTTTTTAAATTTATACATCCAACCGCATTAGTAATGGAGGATGTGGAAATTGGTGAAGGTAGTTTTATTGGGGCTAATTCTATTTTAACAACAAATATTAAAATTGGTAAACACGCAATATTAAATAGAGGTAATCATATTGGACATGATTGTGTGATTGGGGATTTTTTTAGTGCAATGCCAGGATCAGTAGTGTCAGGAAATGTTAGAATTTATGACTGTGTGTATTTGGGTAATAATTCATCAATTAAAGAAAAGTTATCAATCCATTCTCTAACTACAATAGGTATGAATGGTGCGGTGGTTAAACATATAGAGGAACCTGGAACATATGTGGGTGTACCTGTAAAAAAATTAAAATAAAAAAATGGAAAAAGAATGTGTATGTGGAGCTAACGTATTTTGTGAGTGTCCTCCAATAAAAGTAGAACAAGTTAATCATCCTAACCATTACGGAGGAGAGGATAATACTTATGAAGCAATAAAAGTTATTGATGCTTGGGAATTAGGGTTTAGTTTAGGTAATACAGTAAAATATATAAGTCGTGCAGGAAAAAAAGGAAAAGATAAAGAACTTGAGGACCTCAGAAAAGCCCTATGGTACCTCCAACACCACATTGAGACACTTGAAAAAGACAGGACTTAATAAAGAGATTGGTATATTAGATGCAATCACAACTCCCGGTGAGTTAATCCGTGAAACACTTATTAATTTTATGTGGGGATTTCTTGGAAATTCAATTGTGGTTTTTGTTACAAAAGAGTTGGACTTTTTGGTTTTAATCAACTATATTGCCTATTACATATTAATTTCTTATATTGTTAATAGGAAGAAATATGAAACTATGTTGGGTAAGTTTATTGTTTTACCTGGTTCGGCCGCAATAGGTGCCTTTACAGGATATAAACTAGCTCAAGCAATAACAAGTGTAATTTAAATAAATAAATAAAATAATGATAGAAACAGGAAAAATTATAAGTGGAGATTGTATTGAAGTAATGAAAACATTACCTGAAGGATCTGTGGACTTAATTTGTACATCGCCTCCATATGGAGTCGGTATTGCTTATGATGTACACGACGACGATGTTGAATTTGATGAGTATTTAGTATTTGCTAAGAACTGGTTAACTGAAGCGTATAACGTATTAAAAGATGATGGTCGTATTGCACTTAACATTCCTTATGAGATTAACAGACAAAAGAAAGGTGGGAGAATTTTCTTTGTTTCTGAAATGTATCAGTTAATGAAACAAATTGGATTTGGGTTCTTTGGTATCGTTGATCTTGAAGAAGAATCGCCACATAGATCTAAGACAACGGCATGGGGTTCTTGGATGAGTCCATCAAGTCCGTATATTTATAATCCAAAGGAGTGTGTGATATTAGCATACAAAAAACACCACATTAAAAAGGTTAAAGGAGAACCTCAGTGGAAAGGAACACCTACTGAAATTGAACAGGAAGACGGGACATTAAAGAAAAAAATTGTATATGAAGAAAAAGATAAGAAAGAGTTTATGGAACTTGTATTTGGTCAGTGGAATTACTTTGCAGATACTAAATCACTCACCAAGGCAACTTTCTCAATGGACATACCGACCAAGGCTATTAAGATACTATCCTACAAGAACGATGTAATATTAGATCCATTTGCTGGTTCAGGTACAACATTAGTGGCGGCTCAGATATTAGAACGTAGATGGTTAGGTATTGAGTTAAGTGAAAATTACAAACAAATTGCCGAAACAAGAATTAATTATTTCAAAGCTTTAGAACAAATAAAAGAACTCCCATTTAATTAAATGGGATTTTTTATTTTTACGTAGTATTTATAACAAATTATTTATTATGGAAGATGATTATGAATGGGGAGATCACACCATTTCTGAGTTTTAATTTATTATCTGCAAACTTTTTTTTGTTGAAAACTATTTATAACTATGAAGAAAAAGTTAATAACGGAATCAGGAATAAGAAACATCAGAGAATTATCTAAAAGATACCCTGAGGCTAAGATATATTTTCACCAAGATTTAGATGGTGTAACCACCGCTTTAGGTATGAAAAGTTACTTAGAACAAAACGGAATAAAGGTGGTAGATGCTGAGATCATTCAATATGGTGATAAGGAATTTGCAATTAAGAAGTTGGATGCTGAGGGTGATGTTATGCCGGTGTTAGTTGACTTTGCTCACGGTAAACCAATGTTCATTATACATACTGACCACCACGACACACAAGCGGGAGTTGAGCAAGGTACCTCAACTAATTTTAAATCTTCAAGATCTAACGTTGAGACAATATCTCAAACCGTATCTCCAAGAGATATTTTTCCATCTGACGATATCACTTTGATATCTACGGTGGATTCAGCAAATTATGCTCAACATGATATTAGTCCTGAACAAGTAATGAACTATTTGTTTAAGGTAGATAAGGATCAATCACTACAAAAAAACAAAATGATAATGGGTATGGTTGCTAATAAATTATTATTGGCATTCAAAAACAAACCAGGGTTCTTGGAAAATATTGTAATGAATGCAAATCCATCGTTATTAAGTATATTGTTAAACATCAGATCTCAGATCAAAGAAAAAAGTTATGCTGATGTTGGAGATTTAGAAAAAAACAAAGAGAGTTATGTTCAAACAATGAAAACTCACAAAAATGTTAAAGTTGATGATAAAATTATAGTTCAGTATGGTGGAGGTAGTATGATGAAACCAGGATCATATGATAGATACACACCATTCAGAAATAATCCTGATGCGGACTTCTTGGTGATTGCTTGGCCATTAGGATTGGTACAAGCGTCTTGTAATCCATTTAAGAAAGAAAGAGCACTTAAAGGTGTAAATTTAGGTGAGATCAAAGATGATGTCTTAAACAAGTGGAAATCACAATTACAAGACAAGGACATTCCTTTATCAACAATAAAATGGATATCAGAATCAGGAAAAGGTTTTGGTGAACAATCAGTTGGTTTTACATTCAGAGATTTTAACGCCTTATATGGTAAAGAATTTAAACAAATGGCAGATGGGGAGGATATACTTGGTGATGTTGAAGAAGCAATGAAAAAACCATTCAGTAATTTAACAGATAAAGAAATGAGAATGTTAGATTCTATTAGTGTAAACGCTTGGGATTTAATTCAATCTAATAGTGGGGGACATAAATGTATTACTAACATTTCTGGTTTAAGTTATTTAGGTAGATCTAAAAGACCACCTAAAGATAAATACAAATATAATGAAGAGTCAGATGATACACCTTATATTAAATTTACCAAGATGGTACAGAATGAATTTGTTAGAGTTTTGAAAGAAAAAATTAATGAAGATAGTGGTAATAGATATGAACCAAATTTTGAGGTTGAAATGACCGAACACGCAAGGTCATTAGGAAATGCTAGAAAACAAGGTCAAGGATTAAGATTTTCAAGGTCGGCAGTAAAATCAAATCAAATGAGATTCAGACCAAATAATAGATAATATTAATCTTGTAACATTATGGTATCACCTTCGGTAATATCATACTTTATACAAGTACCACCTTTAAGTTCTAATATCATATCACCATTACCAGTATAACGATCACACTCAGGTGTATTACATGGTTTACAATTATTATGTATTTTGTTGATTTTATTATTTTTTATAAAAATTATATCTAAAGAGATGATACAGTCCTTCATCCAAAAAGAATGATTACTGTCCTTCATTATGAATAACATACCATCAAAACTTTTGTCAAATTTTTTACCCATCATACCTTTTTGTATGTCTTTAGTGGTTATTACACATTTGACATTGAATAAATTATTATTTACTATTAACTCCATATAGTTATAAATATATTCTTATTATGAAATCAAATAGAAGTTCAGGTGTAATATTAAAATTTGGTGATAAAGTTTTGTTATGTAAACGTGCTGACCACGAAACTTATTCAGGGGAATGGTTTATTCCAACAGGTCATTTAGAAAAAAATGAAACACCAAAAGATTGTGCTTATCGTGAATTTTATGAGGAAACAAACATTAAGATTGATCAGGATATAAGTTTGGTTGGATTCATAACAAAGAAAAATAAAAAAGGAGAACCAAAGGGTTTAATTTATGTGTATTTATATGAATCTGATGAAAAAAAGATGCCAAACTTGGATAAGGCAGAAGATGGTCACGAACATTCAGATTGTGGGTTTTTTACGTTAGAAGACCTTCCTGTAGAAAAAAATGAGGAGTTATATAAGATTTTAACAAAAATTTTGTCTTAAAAGTAAAAATTCATTGACTTTTACTAAAGTATTGTATATTTATATTACACAAAAACAACCAATACCCTTCCTTTCTATGAATTAATTGGTTTATCAATATTAATCCCATATTTTTTGAGAAAAAACTATGGGATTTTTTGTGCGATGTCAATTTTATTTGTATATTTGTATAAATAAAAAACATATGGGAACTTACATTAACACATTCAAGAAAAAATTTAACAAGAAAGCAACCCTTGATGAACAAGAAATAATTGTTGGTCAGGCAACATTTTTATGTAGACAAGATTGGTTAGGTAATTACTCACCATCTGAGAATAGAGAAATAACAAGAGCTTATGCTTTGACTAAAAATGACCAACCTGAATACATTACATTTGATGGTGAAATGGTTTATAAAAATAATAAAAAAGGTGTTTGGTCAGACGGATCTGGGTTTTGGGGAGGTATTGACCATAAAAATGATTTTGTTGGGACACTAAAAAAAGTTGGTAGAAAATTTGTTATTGTTAAATAATTTAGTATCTTTGATATATGAATAAGATGGGTTTTAATATAAAAGTAGTTAGTGATAAGTTTGGTGATTTAATCAACGAGACATTCATGGATCAGACGCAATTCAAAATCTTTTTGAAGATGGTGCACGGATCATTGGTATTAGAAGAAGACCTAAGTTTCTTCAATGGTGATACATTCTTGGTTCATATTCCAAGTAAAGTTTTGAAAGACTCTGTTATTTTCACAAACGTTAAACAAGTTTCCTTAACTGAACAAGTTAAAAGTAAAATTGAGGCGTTGGTAACAATATAATTGTTTCCTTGTTTAGAAAAATAAGGTGGTGGAGTCAGACAAATATTCAATGTCGGGACTAAAATGGGAACTTCGGTTCCCTTTTTTTATTTATTTTTTATTATATGGTTATATTTATATAATAAATAAATTTAATAAGCAATATTTATGTTACCTAAAATAAAATTAACGGAAAGTGAAATCAGAAACATTTTGAGTCAACATGGTGTAAAAACAAATATTTTGGTTGAACAAAGTAATTATACAACTGCAGATATACAGAGTTGGTTAAACTCAAATAAAAGTGCAGGTTTAGATGTTGACGGTAAAATGGGTATTTTAACGCTTAGGGCCATAAAAAATGCTTTAAATATAGGATAAGATATGAAAAGAATGATAGATAGTTTTATAAAAAATATTGTTAGACAAAGTCTAAATGAAAATTATGGTTTGTTAAATGAGGATGAAAAGTCGTTAGAAAAATGTCCGGCTGGTGGTTTTTGTTTAAATGATGGTAGTTTATTGAAAGCAGAAAAATTAAATAAAACATTATCTCCGGCGAATAATAGTACTGCGGCTTCACAACTTATTATTAAATTAAAATCAAACTGTAATAATTTAAATTATGGTCCAGCAAATGAGACTATTGCTAGTCGGGCGGTGGAAGGTATTGGGATTGAACATTCAAAAACATTTACTGACGAAAATAAAGTTAAAAGACTAATTAATACTTTAGGTTTTCCAGAATGGTGTTTGGGAATAGAACTTGCTCAAGAAAAAGGTTATGCTGATGATGATAATTTTTGGGAGAAATTGTATGAGGGTGGTTTGTATTCATACACTTATGTAGCAAATCCATCCCTTGAAGTATTTCGTAGAACAATTAAAAAAACAGGAACACTTAAAAAAGACTATGACGAAAAAAGATCAACAGATAAAATAAAATGGGATGAAGGATTAAAAAAATCTGGTTGGTGGGATGGTAAATTAATAAATAAAGATAAAGCTTATGCCGAGTGGAAGAAATCAGGGTTTAAAGACAAACCAATAGAGTATACAATTGGTGGTGGAGGTAATTCCGCTAATCAAGTATCATTTGAAGGATATGATTGTATAACTAATCATCCGGCATTAATAAAAACACCAGTAAAAAATTTCCCTAACGGTGTAGGTTATAAATTAGACGTTACCAATCCAACTATTAAAAGTTTTATTTTTGGGGTTCAAAAACAAGGTCCTAAAGATAGTGCTATTGATCAAGGTGTGATAATGAAAGACGATGGGTCAGGCATTACCGTTAACTTTAATTGTCCAAGTAAATATTTAGAAGTCTCACTATCAACTATTGCTTGGGATTATAATGCGGTTATAGATAGTGGTGGAAAAATTGCTTTAACCACAGATCCTGCTCGTGAAGAAAATTTTACAAATGAAAGTTATAGACATAAAGGTTTCAGACACAATTTATTAACTGAGGTAGAATTGAAATTAAAAGATACAGGTGAAGAAGTTGGTAAGATACAAAGTAAATTAGGATTACCTGTGGAAAAAAATCCAACTTTTGGACCAAAGACATTAGCTGCAGTAATTAATCACCAAAAAACAGAAGGTGCTAAACTTACTACACCATTAAGAATTGATGGTGTTGTTGATGATGCAACTTACGCATCAATAATGGCAATACAACCACCCCCATTTGAATTATCGGCAGCAAAAAAATCTAAGGGTGACGATGTTACATTAATTCAAAAACAGTTAGGGGCAAAGGGTGGAACATTTGGACCTGAAACTGAGGCTAAGGTAAAAGAATTTCAAACCAATTATGGTAAAACGGTTACTCCAGTATTAAGAACTGATGGTGTTGTTGATCAGCCAACTTTTGATTTAATTAAAAAATACAAAGGTTCTGATTCAAATAAAGTTTATTCAGGTAAAAAACATAATTATGTTATTGGTAATTGGATTAAAGTTACTCCTGAAACTGTAGATGAACAATTAAGTGGTAATGATGGGTATTTTAAAATAACTAATGTAACTGAATATACTGTAGTTATTGATGCTGATTTTTTATCTAGTGGGACTACAGGAGGATCAACACAAAGAGTTTTATTTGGTGAAGACGCAAAAAATGGTACTCAAGAGGTTATTAAAAGAGATAGAAATAACTCAGGCACAAGAACTAAGGGAAGCACAAGAACTAAGGGAAGTACAAGAAGTCGTACTTCAAGTACAGGTGATGTGGAGACTAAAAAACGAAGAGATGTACGTAATTCAGAATATTGTGATAGCTTAAGAAAGATAAAAAAACATTTAAATTTAAAGGTAAATTGCAAAACATATCAAAGCACATTAAATAAAATTATGTTGGCACTTACAGGTGGAGCTCAAATTAAACCAGTTACCCCAGTTGCCCCAGTTGCCCCAGTTGCCCCAATTACACCATCGGGAAATGTAACGATATATTAATAAAAAACAATAAATTTATGAAGGGAGATTGATCTCCCTTTTTTTTATGCCGTTTTTTTTATATATTTGTATTATGGAAAAAATGATATATTTAGTTAGAGGAATACCGGGAAGTGGTAAGACAACTTTTGCAAAACAATTAACCCCAAATGTGTTTGAAGCGGATCATTATTTTTATGATAATGATGGGAACTACAATTTTATTGCGTCTGAAATAAAAGAAGCTCATAAAGAGTGTCAACAATATGTTGGATATGCAATGGAGTCAAACACACCAAAAATTGCAGTCTCAAACACATTCACACAAGAATGGGAACTTCAACCATATTATGAATTGGCAATTAAGTATGGTTATTATGTGACCTCTATTATTGTGGAAAATAGACACGGAGGAACAAATAAACACGATTGTCCTGAAGATAAAATAGAATTAATGCGTAACCGTTTTGAAATAAAATTATAATGAAATTTGATAAAATATTAACAACAGGTAGAGTGTGGGTCACGTCTGATCCGCACTACAACCATAAAAACATTTGTAGAGGAGTTACCGGTTGGAGAACACTTGATGGGAAAGTACCGAAA